AGAAGTCACAATGATCCGCCAGGTATTGGCCAGCATCGCCGAATACGAGCGGAAGCTGATAGGAATACGCACTCGTTACAGCATGCGCCAGCACCAGCGAAACGGGCGCCGGATGTCGCGGTTCTGTCCCTACGGATGGGAGCCGGATCCGGCGGACCCGGCGCGGATGCAGCCGGCCGCGGCGGAGCTGGGAGCCATTGAGTACATGAAAACACTCAAGGCCGAGGGCAAGGGCGTCCGGGAAATCACCAAGATCATGAACGACGAAATGCCGGACCGGGCACGGACGGGCACGTGGTCGGCCAAGACGGTGATGAAGATCCTCGCCAGGGAATGACGTGCGTCAACTTACGCAGGCCGGGGGGGGAACCCCGGCCTTTTTTATGCCCAGGCGGGCGGCGGCAATCGCCGGGAACAATGCGCCGTCACTGGACACGCAGGCGCGGCCGGCGCGGACGATCCACCAGTGGCGCCCGGTTGAAGCGTGGTAGGCAGTCTTGATTGTCATGGTGCGGTTCTCGTGATGGTAAGCTCCACCCGCGGGGTGTCCCGGTCGATGTCGAACGCCGCGGGCAGCGTCGTCAGGTGGGTGGAGTCGTCGTCCACCAGTAGCCCGGCCTCCACGATGCCGTCATAGGCCGCCTTCAGCATGGCCAGGTGGTTCACGTCATCCCGTCGCCGGGCCTGCTTGTGAAAGAATCTGGCGGCCACGGTGGCACGCTCCCAGGGGCCAGTGGAGATTGCCAGATCCTCGACGGCCTCGCGGGCCAGTCGCTTGTATTTCTTGGCGGCGGCTGCACGTGCGAACCGGCCGCCGCGAGATCCGCCGGGCCGGTTGGGTGATAGCACGGCCGGCGGAAGCGGAAGGATGATGGTTGCCGTCTCGGTCATTCGTCGCCTCCAATCTGGTCGTATCCGTGCGGCGCCTTCCAAAGCCAGCGGGCTCCATCCTTCCGGCCAACGACAAGCTTGCCGGCCTCCACCATGTCGTCGATGTAGGCGTCGCGGATTTTCCTGTCCTTGCACCACTGGGTTTTCCTGGTCAACTCGGCCTTGCTGATGCCGCGGGCCTGCGTGGCGCCGACGATCTTGAGGATGCGTTGTTTGTCTGATTCCCATGCGTTGTCGGCCAGGTTGTTCTGGATGCTGTCGCGGAAGCCCTCGATGGCCAGTCTGATGAACTCGCATGCGTACTTGGCGTGAAACTCTTGAATCTCGGCACCGTCGAAGGCGCACCCGGCGGCGACGATCAGGGCAATACGACGGGCGTTCTGAAGCCCCTTGCCCCAGAGGTACTGCGTCATGTCGGAATCCTTGTCGCATTGGAGCATCCGCTTGTAGCAGTCGTCGCGGAAATCGTTGAACACACTCATGGCGGCGCCGTTTGTCGGGATCGTGATTTGATGGCACGATGTCGCCCCGAGGATGTCGCCCATCCCGGGCGGAGCCGGGATCGTGCGCTGAATCCATGCCTGTGTAAGCTGGATCAGCGTGTCGGGCGGCGGCACCGAGTCCTTGATGATGTACTTCGGACGGTCGTGGCTGATGAGCGTGATGACGCGGCCAAGCCAGCCGTCGCGCAGCTCCGCGGTAGACAGTCCGGAGTAGAGCACGTCAGGAGAGGTCAGCCCCCACACGCAGACGTGCGGCTGGTCGATCCGGCGAACGGTGTCCAATGCCTTCTGCTTGCCGACGTAGATCTTGTGGGCGCTGGAGTAGAGCTGCATGAGGGCGGGAACGATGGTCCGCAGGTGCTGGGCGCCGCCGGAACCGACGCCAGCCTGCTTGATGGCCGCGAACATGTGTCCGACTTCGTCCCAATGAAAAAGCTGCACCGGGCACGCCTCCAGAGCAACCTCGATGGCCGAGTCGCTCGTGACGCGAGAGCCTCCCAAGATGTTGCTGGCGCCGGCGGTGGCGAATATCTGCTCGATACAATCGGCCGGGTGATCCTTGCCCGCGGACGAGTGGGCCACGCCCATCATGTAGATGTTCGTGCGGCCATTGGACTGGTCGCGCACCTTGCGCCCCATCATCGCGCCGCAGGCCGTGATGCTCGCCCCCAGGGCCAGCAAAGGTTGGTAGCAGCCCGCCGTCTGGTTGATGTACTGACAGAACTGCCCGACGAGGCCGGGCGGATTCAGTATCCACTCGGGAAACGCGCTCGGCGGCGGGTTGAACTTCGGCCTGGCCACAACAACGGACTCGCCAGCGTCTTTTCCGTCCTGCTGTGCGGGCGGCGGGTCAACCGTTGCACTGGCAGCGAGTAGATCGGCCTGCAATTGGCGTCCGTAGGCCATAAACGCCTCGCTCGGTCGCAGGCCGGTCTCCTCCAGCAGCCAGCCCCGCGGCTTCTCGCCGGGTGTCTTTTCGGCCTCGTGAACCTTGCGCTCGAAGTCCTTGCACTCGGCCATGTTCGACCGATCCCACGGCGGAACGCACCGGGGGTTGTAATCGTCCCAGAGCATGTTGATGGCCGTGCCGGCGTCCAACTCGAAACCTACTACCAGGGCGCGGGCGGCCCAGAGCAGCTTGTCATGGCCGGCCTGTCCCTGAACCGCGGGCTCGCACTCACGAAGGTAGGCGCGGGCACGCTCGACCACGTCGCCGGTCAACGTGGCGGCGGGCTTCGGCTCCGGCTTATTCTGCCTCTGCCACGGAAGCAGCACCTTCTCGGGCGGCCTCATGCTGTTGGGAAACTCCGCAAGCTCGACCTCGCCCGGGGCGCATCCCTTCGTCCAGGCGTAGCGCTTGCCGTTGGGATGCAGGGACGGCGGCACCATGATGTAGTAGCCAGTGGAGCGGATGTCGATGCCGTTGCGAAACCCGTTCTTGTTCTTCGGCGGCTTGTCCGACTTGAAAAGGAAGTGCGCTCCTCCCCGCGGCGTGTCCTGCCGGATGGTGGTAGGCAGCGCTGGGAACTCCTCCAGCGACTTCCACCCGTCCACGTTCTTGGCCGGATCGAGGTCGATGTCAACGACGTGGACGCCGGAGCCCGCACCGCAGGCAATGGCGACGTTGGCAGTGGGCCAGCGCGTCCACCATGCCTTGATGGTCTCCTCGTCGGTCGTCGCGTCCCGGCACCCGTGCGCGGTCAGCGGCGCCTTGACGCCTGGCCGGCACGGCAGCACCTGCCAGCCGAGGCGGGCATAGGATAGGGCGGCTTCCAGCATGTTACTTGAATCCATAACGAATGATCTCCGCATACTTCCCACGCTTCACGACGGTGATTGTCGCCGTGATCTCGTGAATCCGTTGCCCAAAAAACAGGTCTTGCAGTGCGCTGTCAACCGTCACGGATGCGGCGGCCTCGCGCCCGAATCGGGTAGCGTACCACTTGCGGGCCTTCTCCCCGGCGTAGCCGGGATGATCCAGGCAGATCCACTCGTTGAACGTGGAGAGCCCGGATCGGTACGTCACGCGGATGCTATCAGGGGAGCCCGGCTTGCAGTGGCGGGCTACGAGAACGCCGTCAACCGGAATGGTCTCGGGCAACGAGCCCAGTATCTCGCGCCGGCTGGCCTCAATCTCGTGCATGCGCTTCTCGCGCTCCTCGGCCTCCTGGCGCTCGATCTCCTGCTTGGGTATCTCCCAACCGCAGTGGGGGCACTTGCGGACGGCGCGGCTGAACACGTCACCGCACTCGGCGCAGGTGGCGAGCACGACGCGCCCGGGCTCAAGGCAGTCGATGGGGCCGTGCTCGTCAATGTTGTGTGCGTAATCCAGCACCAGGCAGTCTGTCTTGTCGGGATGCAGGCGGAGCCCGCGGCCGACCATCTGCGAGTAGAGCCCCATCGAGAGCGTCGGGCGCAGCATGACGATGCAGTCCACGCGCTTCGCGTTGAACCCCTCGGTGAAGACGTTGACGTTGCAGATCGCGCTGTAGCGCCCGCTGATGAAGCCTTGGGCAATACGCTCGCGCTCGGCCGCAGGCGTCTTGCCGGTAACGGCGGGAGCCTCGATGCCATACTTTACCAGTTCGCAGGACACCCGGCGGCAGTGCTCCACGTCCACACAGAAGAATATGATGGCCTTGCGTTTCTCGGCGCGGATGTGCGCGACCGCGGATCGGACGGCTTTCTCGACGACGACCTCCGCGGCCTTGGCCAGAGAAGCCTCCTTGTAGTCACCGCCGTGGTTGCGCTCGACTTGGGAGAGATCCGGCGCCGTGTCGCCGACCTTGGAGCGCAACTTGCACAGGAACCCCTGTGCTATCAGATCGCCGACGTTTGCTTCGTAGACGATCTCGTTCAAGATGTGATCCCGGTGGCAGATCGGGCCGCATCCCATCCGGTAGGGGGTCGCCGTCAGACCGACCACGCGCAGGTTGGGGTTGACCTTCTTGCATCCTTCGATAAATGTGCGGTACTTACCCTCCCCCCTGGCCGGTATCCGGTGGGCCTCGTCGATGATGAGCACGTCGAACGGCCGTAGATCCCCCCAACGCTTGAAGATCGAGTCGATGCCGGCAAAGAGGATCGAGGCGTCCTCGTCCTTCCGACCGAGGCCGGCAGAGTAGATGCCCATGTCGATCATTGGGCAGAGCCCGGCCAACTCCGCCGAGTTCTGCGCCACCAGCTCTTTGCGGTGCGCCAGCACGCAGGCGCGGAAGGGCGGATAACGGCCCTTCCAATGCTGGAGTGCCCATGCCATGACGAGCGACTTGCCAGCGCCGGTTGGCAGCACCACGCAAGGAGATGTGTCTTTGCTGGCCAGGTGGGCGTGCAATGCTTCTAGGGCGGCGGCCTGGTATGGCCTAGGGGCAGGTGTCTCCATGATGTCCCTCGCTACTCGCCCCACTCGCGGGCAATCTTTTCGTCGTTGTCGCTCATGTCATTCTCCCTGTTCGGGATAAATTCCACATTCCATTCTTGGCACATCGGACAGCAGGCAATCCCGTATGGTGAAGTCTCGTGACTCTCTTGCTCTACTCCGGGGCAACTGCCCCTGATTTTTGGCGTTAGCCGTCATGGCTCATAAAGAAACTGCTTGGTTGTCATATTCTGTTGTTAGACATATCAGCAACAGCGTCCAGCCGTTGCCACTCTCTCTCAAGCTCCGGGAAGTTCTCCCGGATCAACCGCCGCTTAGTCTTGCCGCCCTTCGGACAGCAGAAGCAGGACACGCGGTCGAAAACCTCATACAGCCCGTCCCAGTGATAGCCCAGTCGCTTGCAGTAGGCCAAGCTGTCTGCTTCTCCCATGCCAGCGTCAATCAGAGGGAACTTGACCGGCCAGCGGCGTTCGGTCATCCACTTGGTTTGCGTCCGCTTCACTTCGTCGGCGGAAAACCCGATGTACTCGGTCTTGTCCCCCTTGATGTGCCCGATGTACTTGAGGCACGTCCGGTGCTTCCTAGCCGTACACCAGCCCCCAGCAGACTTCGGCCAGCCCCACAGCGCAAGCATTTCCTCGAAATAGCGGTAGTACCGGACTCGGATGATCCTCAGCCCGGTCTTGGCCGTCACAAGGTCGAGGTGCGCCCGCATCTGCGGGAAGTCCCACTCAGTCTCGAAGTAAACGACATGGGACACCGGGACACCCTGCTCAAGCAGAAGGTGCAGCATAGCCGTGGAGTCTTTCCCTCCGCTAAAACTCACAATGTTATTCATGTTCTCTGCTCTCCGATGAAGATGTCCAACAATCAGATTCAGCGGATGGAGTACCGCCGCTGATCCCGGCGTTCGGGACAGGGAGCGGTGCGCCGGTTACTTCGCCGCGCTCCCACGCTTCCCGCCTGGTGATATGACATTGCGATCCGTAGCTGTAGAACATGCTCAATCGGCACATTCCGCATCGTGGGCACATCGTCTTGTCGAGGTCGCCCCGGTAGCTGTCCATCTCAATGCGGCTGATTGCGTAGTCGCAGTGCGCGCAGAATTGAAGTCCCGAAACAATCATTTGACACTACCTCTGTTCGCTGTCGTTCACTATGGTTCTGTCTCCTGT